TAAGTTTTGCATCATCTGTTAAGGTAAATGGCTTTCCAACTTCAAGTAGATATGCAGCAACTGCATCTGGAGTTATATTCCAGGCTTCTGCTAATGCCTTAACTTCATCTGCACCAACTTGCTGATCTGCTAAGACAGTAAGTGCTTGAGAATATTTAAGTGCAGCATCATAAGGATTGTCAGAATCTTTAAACCATTTTCTTCCAAGTTCTTCAAGTTTTTCTTTACCTATGTTGCCATGACCTTCTTTAATAGCAGCAGTAAATTCAAGATACTTCTTTGCTTGATCTCCAGACATTCCCCACGCCATTCTTATGGCCAGGATTCCAGAATCATCCATCTTTACTTCGCCTATTGCCAATACGCTCTTAATATACATATCAGCAGCCTCAGTGGTCATTTCCCACTTATTGGCCAAATATCCAATTACGACTATGTCATTTGCTCTTAGTTTATCAAGGTGCTGAACAATATCTGCTTGACGCAATAGTGTTTTGTTATATTCTTCTGCAGCCTTTTGTTTTAATTCGTCTAATGCCTTTTGTTGCTTGGTTGTTTCTGCTAATAATACTTTACCGTTTTTTAGAAGGTTCTGATAGATTGCTTCCATTTGGATAGCAGTCATCTCATCAGGATCTGTAAGTTTAATTCCAGCCTTGTCTAACTTGGCATTCTTTGCCTTAATTGCAGCAAGTTGAACTTCCATCTTCTTTTTATCTGTAAGAAGAGTTCTATTTAAAGTTAGAAGTTTTTGAGCACCTTTTTTCTCCAAGCCCTGAATATAAAGTCTCTTTTGTTCATCTGCTAATTGTTCTGCCTGCAATCTTGCATTTCTTGCTGCATCAATAGCATCAAGTCGTGCTTGCTTTTGAGCATCTTTCATTGCATCTGTAAGACGATTTAAATCTGCAAGGTGTGATGCTGCTGAATTAGACATTGCATTCTGTGATCTCTTTACTTGTTCAGCATAATTTACCATGGTCATGCCAAGGTTTTGAATACTTTGCTTTTCTTTTTCAAGTTCTATTTTTCTTTGGGCTGCTCTTTTTCTATCATCCCTGACAAATTTATCTGATAGCCTTCCAAGACCCTTCCAAAGAAGAGTAAATGCAGCAATAAGTGCACCAATTACTAAAAGAAACTTTGAAGCAGGAGACATAGCCAACCAGAACGCTGATGCAGCAATAGTCATTTTATTCATTATGGTTGGAGCACTCTTAAGTCCTTGCATACCTGTGCCCAACTTCTTCATATCAAGACCCAAGATAACAAACTCTCCAGATGCTTTGCCTGCTGCAGCACCTGCACCCATCACGCTTCTTGTAAATTCTTTAGTTGCACCTGATAAAAATTGAAGGAATCCCTGCAAAGATAGAGTTACTGATAATAGTTTTGCATAACCAACAATTGCCAAAATACCAGAACCAAGAACCATCAAAAGTGGTTGTAGTGCTTTTAATACCTCAGCAATTTTAATAAATGCTCTTACGGCTTTTTCAGCAAGAGCAATGGTACCAGCAAAGGCATCAACAATATCATTCTGGTTCATTCTGATAAATTTGTCAAAAGCAGGAAAAACATCATTTTCCAAACGATCTACAAGTTTTTCAAGTACTGGAATTAAAGCGTATCCAACTCTTTCTGTTACTTGATTAAATCTTAATCTTAGTGTTGTTAGTTTACCTGCAAAGGTATTTGCTGCTGCCTCAGCCTGCCCTTTTGTTATTGCTGCTAATTCTTCTTGTGCTTTTGTAAAATCTTTTGCCTTAACGGTTGCAGCAGAAAGAGGTAATCCTAATTTTGTAAGAGCACCAAACTGACCATTGTATGCTTTGGAAAGTGCCATTGAAACGGCACCCAAATCTTTCCCACTTGCTGCGGAAATATCTGTGGCCAAAGAAAGTAATCCTTGTGCCCTGCTTAGGTTTCCTGTTCCTTGTACTAATGTCTTTAATGCAGGAATTAATTCTTCATTATCAATTGCTACCTGCAATTCAAGGCTATCTAAAAATGCAGCATTGGCTGCTATGGCTTCTTGTGTTGCTCCAGTTGTGTTTCTAAGGGCTGTGGCTAATGATGCTTGAGCCTTTTGATCTTCCATGGCTCCTTGAACAGCATCTTTTCCAAGTTTAACTGCAAGACCAGCAGTAGCAACTGCAGCAAGGCCAGTAGCCTTTAGAGCATTTTTGCCCATCTGATCAAACTTTTTAGTAAGTTTTGCTAAATCTTTTTGAGCAGCCTTACTACCTTTGTCAGAGTACTGAGAGAGGATTCTTGCAATTACTGCACCTGTAGCCATTTTATGAATCCCTCCTCATATTTAAATTCTTTTGTAATACTTCTTTAGCCCTATCAAGGGCTTGTGACACATTGCTAACAATTCTGTCTTTATTTTTATCCACAGATTTCCAGATTAAGCGAGATGCTTTTCCTTCTTTGCCTTCAATGTTACTAATAAAAGTTCCAGTTCCTTCTGATGTTCTACCTGCTAATTCATAAATAGCACCTGCTGCTGATTTATTTCTTAGTGCACCAGCAGAAGTAGTATATCCTTTTGCCCTGTTAACTTTTCCTTCAGCCTTAGATGAACTTATTCCAGCCCTAATAACGCTTTGATCCCATGCAGGCCAACCAGCACCACCACGAGAGCGAGGGTTGCGAGCAGGTTGAGTATTCCAGCCACTAAGTGGTGGCTTAGAAGCGACAAAGCCTTGGGCATCTTGTTTAGCCTTACGCAATTCAGAATTAATAACTTTGTTAAATTCTTTAACTGCATCTTTGTCAAATTTTTTCAATGCTGCAAGTGTTTCCTTTACTCCAGTCAACACTATAACATCATTGCTCATTTCCTGCTCGCTTCCTTTGCTTTTTGCTTTAGATAAATAACAATTGCTTCAAGTATACCTTCTGGTGCTTCAAGCAAATCGTTTGGAGATATCCCTGTCTCCACAGAAACCATTGCTACCGTATAGGTTAGGCTGTCTCTGTGGATTCGGAATTTGGGTCATTTGCTAACTCCACTGATTCAAGTGTGTCAAGAAACGCATCTCCAAAAGGCTTTGGTGCCTTACCAGCATCCTTCAATGCACCATGTGCAAGGTAGTAGATGTGCTCTAACTTTTGATCTTCTGTAAGTAACTTAGCAAAGCCCTTATTGAACTTATTTTCAAAGGCAACAATAGTCTTTGGGCGAATAGAATATACGCCTTCTTCACCATCTGTTGTTCTGACTTTTATGAATAATCCATCCATTATTTTTACCCCTTCAAGGTTATGATGTAAATTTATTTATATCTCCGTAAATAGGCCAAGTTACTCGTGCTGTTGATAATTCACCAACACCACCATTTAACGAGGTCCATTCGGAAATTGTAATCTCAAATTCGTATCTGGGATTTTGAGCACTTGTAATAGAACTGCCTTTTGGCTTTATTTTGCAATAAGCAATTCCTCCTACAAGTGGAGCGATTGTATCTTCTACTGAGTTATTATCAAAATCCTGCAAAAAGTCAAAACTTACACTATTATTTGCAAGTCCTGCTAATTGTCGTTTTGATACATCACCAAGAACCGTAGTTTCAAAAAGATCATGTACAGTGCTTAACTGAACTGATGAAACATGGTCACTTAAGTCTACCACAGTTCCTGAACTTGGTCCAATTTGTACTGACACATCAGTTAAAACTATGATTGCCATGATTGATTAAGCAGTCACTCTAACGATTTGACCTGAAACTGGCCATGTTACAGAAACAGTTGAAAGTTCTCCAACTGCACCATTTAGTGGTGTCCATTCTGAAATCAAAACCTGTCCAGCCTTTGTTGCACCAGAACCTGATGCATCTGCCTTGTAAGCAGGGTTAGTTACTGAAACTGCTGCAGAAGTTGGCTTGATTACGATGTTTGCTAATTGACCAATGCCAATTGCATCAATAATTTGTTCCATTGCTCCTGAAGCGAAGTCATTGTGAAATTCAAGGGCTATGGAGTGATCCTTAAGTCCTGAAGTTCTTGTTCTTGCACCAACTGGGCCAAATGCAGTGGTCTCAACCACATCTTCTGGCGTATTGATTGTAACTGACGAAATGTATTCACCAATATCGCCAGTAGGGCCTGATGAAGCCCATAGTTTTACATCAACATCTGTAAGTACTATTCTTGCCATTGTTATTTATCTCCTTGTTCATTGTTATCTGATTTAAAAACAAATGCTTTAGGTTCTTCCTTCTGCACTTGTGGTACTGCTTGCTGTACTTTTGATACAGCATCTGCTTCTTTCAACTTACCTGATTGAAGATACTTTTGGATATTAGCACCCACATCAAGTAATTCTTTTTCTGTAATCTTGGCACCAGGCTCCTTGCCATAGAGTGCTGTTGAAGTTACTACATATTCCATTGTTTCTCCTTATCCCCAAATTGTGAGGTTGTAACGGTAAGATAAAAATGTTTGATCTCCAGTTTGATAAGTACCACTTTCAGCACTTATAACTCTTAGAGTATTAACAAGTCCACCTAATGATCTGTCTGACTCTAAAGCAGTTTTGATTGAACCATTACCACTTCCAGCCAAAAGAAGATCAAGTTTTTCTTGTCCACTTCTCTCTGATATTCTTTGTACAATCACATAAACATCAACAGAAGCCTGATCCAGACCTCTTTGGTTATCAATGTCAAATGTGAAATCTAATTGTCCTACTATTGCACATGGTGGCACAATAACATCTGGAATCAAGTCATATGTTCTGAGTCCTGAAATTGTTTGTAGGTTCTTTTTTAACTCATCTCTTACACCATTAATATTGGAGATAGCCATTAGAATGCCAATCCAAAGTTTCTACGATAAGTCTTTAATAGCATCTCAACATCTGGATCAAGGCGAGAATTGAGACGAACTGTT